AGAGTTTACACGTCCTGACCTTGAAGGTGTACGTGCATTCCAAGCTTCTGGTTCAGCAGTTGTTTCTAACCTAAACGCGTTCAACGCTACTTCTGGTACAGATATTGTACTTTTCGTATCTGCTGCCGCAGGTGCTTCTTCATCTCTCGAAGGTGATTTCGAAGTAGCATATCACAGACAACCAACAGACTCAACTCGTGGTGACTTTGAGGATGGAGCAGTCGGAGCATTCGGTTCTGATATCGACATCCCTGAAGTAAACCTTGATGTACAGTCCAAGGCTATTGTAGCGAAAACACGTAAGTTGAAAGCACAATGGACTCCTGAACTTGCACAAGATTTAAATGCATACCACGCAATTGACGCTGAAGCTGAATTAACATCAGTACTTTCTGACTACATCTCTATGGAAGTAGATCTTGAAATCCTTGATATGTTGATTCAAAACGCAGTGACAACTGACTTCTGGTCTGCACGTGTTGGATATGAGTATGACGCAAACAGTGGTTCTTTCGTAATCGGAGGAAACGATGGTGCGGGACTTGCTTATCAACGTAACACTTGGTTCCAAACACTCGGTACGAAAATCAACAAAGTATCTAACAAGATACATCAGTTGACACTTCGTGGTGGTGCTAACTTCTTAGTTGCATCTCCTGACGTTTGTACAATTCTTGAGTCAATTCCAGCGTTCACAGTATCAGCTGAAAAAGACGCAATGCAATTTGCAGCAGGTGTAACACAAGTTGGTTCACTTGCAGGGCGTTACCAAGTATACAAAAACCCATACATGACAGAGAACACTATCCTCGTAGGATACAAAGGTGATAACTTCTTGGAGTCAGGTGCAGTTTACGCTCCATATATCCCACTCATCATGACACCAACGGTATACGATCCGACTAACTTCACACCACGTCGGGGCATCATGACGCGTTACGCAAAAGAGATGACCCGGAACGAATTTTACGGGGTAATCCGCGTAGAAGGTCTAGAAACTCTCTAAGAGTAACAGTCGAATCATTTGACACTAAAAGGAAAGGACTTCGGTTCTTTCCTTTTTTTATGCGTAAGATATGAGACTTAGAATATATTTATAAAGAAAGTATAGATTATGGCGGATATACCAAAGTGGCCAGGCAGTGGTAGTGCAGTAGTTGGAAACACTCCATTTGCATTTTACGACACAGATACAACATTTCAAACACAAGCACCACAAGTAGCAAACTGGTGTGCTCGTCGTTTGGGATATCCTATCGTTGATGTTGAACTACAAGATTTACAATTCTATGCTGCATTTGAAGAAGCAGTAACTGAATACAGTGCACAAGTTCATCAGTTTAATATCCGACAAAATATGATGAAACTTCAAGGAAGTCCGACAGGTTCAAACTTGAATAGCACATTTGTTGGTGGTGGAGAAGTAAACAACTTAGTTACATTAGCACAAGATTATGGAAGTGAAGTAGGTGTTGGTGGTTCAGTTGATTACAAAAAAGCATATATTACAGTAGGTAGTGGTTCACAAGAGTATGATTTACTCTCTCACCCATCCTCATCTATCAGTGGTTCAGCTTCCACTTTCATCAACAACCAATCTAATGTTGAAGTTAAACGAGTATACCATAATGTTGATCCTGCTATCACACGATATTATGACCCATTTGCATTGACGGGGACAGGATATAGAAATTTGATTGACGACTTTGGTTTTGGTTCATATTCACCAGCAGTAAACTTTGTGATGTATCCAATATACGAAGATTTGTTAAGAATACAAGCAATTGAACTCAACGATACTGTCCGACGAAGTGCGTTTACATTCAAACTGATTAACAATAAACTCACAGTATTTCCTATTCCACAGACAACATTTAGAATATACTTTGACTATATTGAGAAAGATGATAGAAGTAATATTGGTGCACGTTCACAAGGTGGAGTGGTAAGTGATTATAGTAACGCACCATATCAAAACATATCATACAGTGATATCAATGATGTCGGAAAACAGTGGATACGCAAATATACATTAGCAATTGCCAAAGAAGTATTAGGAGCAGTCCGTGAAAAGTATAGTTCAGTTCCCATACCTGGTTCAGAAGTAAGTTTGGATGGAGCTGCATTACGAGCGGAAGCAGTTTCGGAAAAAGAAGCATTAGTAGAACAGTTACGTGAAAACTTAGAAGAAACATCACGTAGACGACAGATGGAGATTGAAGAAGAGATTTCTGAAAAAATGAATAATCAGTTATCTCGTATACCGACACCTATAATCATAGGATAACATGGCGTTTGTAAAACAAAGAGATTTTGATTTATTCCAATCTTTCAATAAGGAATTAGTAAATGACTTTATTGAAACACCTGTGATAGTATACAAAATATCACAAGGTAATGTTGCGGAAAACGTATATGGTGAAAGTGTTGGTGGTAAATTTTATATGACTGGATTACAAGTAAACGCGTATATTGATAGAGAAGATCAAGTTACGGATTATGAAGCATTTGGTAGTGATGTGAAACAAAGTGTAACATTCCGTTTCTTACGTAGTATTTTGGTGGACGTAAATGTTGTATTACAAATAGGTGATATTATCAATTTTAATGATGCATACTTTGAAATCAATGGTATTATTGAAAACGAACTTGTAGCAGGTAACACAGAGTTTAGTAACTCCATTATTGTATCTACACAGATGAAACGTCGAAGTGGTTTAAATATTGAGGAGTTATACTGATGGCAAATGTAGAACAAGGAAGAAAATCAACGGACACTACAAACAAAGCATTACAACGAAGTAAAGTGGGTAGTGATTTCAAATCAAAGAATATCAGTATCATTGATGTAGATACTGCAATACTACAATACCTTGAAGAAAAGAACTTAACAGTATCAGTAAACGGACAGAGTAGAAAAGTTCCTATTATTTATGGTTCACCTGAACGGTGGAAACAAGCAGGTAGAAACGGGTACATCAAAGACCAAAAAGGTCAAGTTCAAATCCCACTCATTATTTTTAAACGAAATAGTTTGGGACGAAGAGATGATCTTGTTAATCGATTCAACCAAAATCAACGAGTAACATATACAACTGCATACAGTAACAAAAATAGGTTTGATAAGTTTTCTCAACAAATAGATTTAAAACCAACACAAGAAGTATACAAAGTAAGAGTTGGTGATTTTGTTCAAATGGATTATGAGTTTATTGTTTGGACGGAGTTTATATCACATACCAATGAGTTGATTGAACAACTTAATTGGAATAGTGATGAATATTGGGGTGTTGATGGAGGGCCAAAATTTAAGTCATCTATTGATTCCTTTTCCACAGAAAATGAAGTCGCTACTGATGTTGATCGATTAGTTCGGACTACCTTTACATTAAGTGTTAAAGCGTATTTACTACCTGAACTTAAAGATGATGGATACGATGAACAAGTTCTTAAATCTTATACAACACAAAAGACCGTTATTTTTGATGAGATTGAAACCGAACTTACAAAAGTAACAACACCAGAAGAGTTAGATGAGTTATTACGTGAAGACAGAAACTTTTCGGAAGTCAATCAAATTGGTGCATTGTTTCCGTTGGGTGCATTTAGTAACAACGCAACTCAAGAAGCAAAAAACAACGAATTTGATGAAGTATTAGAGTTTGTTTCCTATTTTGATACAAGAACAGCAACCGTTACATCATCTAATACAGCAGTGTTTCAAAATACAACAACTAAATCTTATCCTGATATTGATTATTTAGTGTTTCAAGATGAAGATTTGTATCAAATATTTATAAACGGTATCTTCATACCACCATCTATATGGTCGGTTAATGATGATGGTACTGATATAACATTTACATTCAATACAAACTTACTTAACTACGAAATTGAATCAATTGATGAAATACGTGGTATTGGTAAATTTATTGACTCATGAGTGATTACGGTTCAAATTACGAAGAAGTAATACGAAAGATTGTTAGTTCAGGTACACTTGGTAGAGTAACACGTGTTGAAGGAACAGGTGCGTTTGAAAAGCAACGACCATATATTGAAGAGGATAAACAAAAAGAAATCCAAAACAATGTTAATGAAGTTGATTCACAACAAACAAAAGTAGCAACTGTTATTTCGGAAACAGAAGCAAAAATTGATAATACAAATTTACAATCATATGTTAATGGGATATTCACAGAATCAAGTGTAACTTATATCTACATAAACGGAGTACAAATCAATAGAGAGATAGTTACATTTAATTTTGTTTCTCCTGATTTATTTCTTACATTTAATACAAACCAATTAGGATACATCCTCGATAATTCGATGGATATTGAAGTTATTGGTAAATTTACTAACTAAATATAAAATTAAGTAATGGCAACAAAACCAGAAACAGTAAAACTCACAGACGAAGAAATCAAAGTATTTACTGATACCACAGAAACAGTAAATAAAGTTTCGATGGAACTTGGAAGTATTGAAATCACACTTAATAATCTTGATAATCAACTTCAAGCACTAAGTGGTAGAAAAGAACAACTACTTGAATTGTATAAAGAAACACTACAAAATCAACAACAACACACTCAATCACTTGTCGAAAAGTATGGACAAGGTAATTTAAACACAGAAACTTGGGAGTTTATTCCAAACTCTTAAAAATAAAGAAAGTTCTTTTTTGTATTCTTATATTTATATTTATATAAAAAAGTAACTTCGAGGAATTTACATGGCTGAAAAGTTTGTATCACCTGGTGTTTTCACACAAGAAAACGACCTTTCATTTTTACCACAAGGAATCGCAGAAATCGGTTCCGCAGTTGTCGGTACTTTTTCCAAAGGCCCTGCATTCATCCCAACGGTAATTAGAAGTACAGAAGAGTTTAGAGATAAGTTCGGTGGAGAGAACGAAAAGTATTATGCATCTTACGCCGTTCGCAACATTTTACAGAACTCTAATACTATTACAGTTGTACGCGTTGGTGATTTAGGTGGGTACGAACATACAGGTGTTCGATTAACCGCACAGAAATCGGGTGTAACATCTTCTATATTCTTAGCACCTTCAAATGGAGCAGAGAGTATTGACGTAGGATCATTTGTATCCGCATCCGATGGGTCAACATTTGAAATCAGTGGTTCAGGTATCGGTGTTGTAACTGCATCATTTGATCCAACATCAGAATCGTATATCACAAAGGTATTCGGCACAAATCCATTGGGAACAAAAGGAGCGTATGTTTATTCACACTTTGAAACAACGAACTCCGCATCTTTCCAAAATATTTCAGGTGGTGAATTATTAAATGGTTCTCAAACATTTGATTTTGACGGTGGTTCAAACGCAGAACCAGTTGGCGGTTCAACAACATTTATCCAATCACAAGATGTGAACGGAACAATTTATGACTTGTTCAAACTTCACCGACTATCCACAGGTACAGATACAAACACAGATGTTAAAGTATCTATTCAAAATGTTAAACGACCAGTAGAAACAGGTGGAACATACGGTGTTTTTGACGTGGTAGTTCGTCAGTTTGGTGATACAGATACTCGTCCAACAGTTGTTGAAACATTTACGGGATGTACACTAGATCCATCATCAGCAAACTATATCGCAAGAAAGATTGGTGATAAGTATTTAGAAGTCGATAGTGATGGTGATACTACTATCAATGGTTCTTTTGAAAACAAGTCGGAATATATCCGTGTGGAAATGGCAACTAATTCAGATGCACTTCCAACAACAGCAGTACCAGGTGGCTTCAAAGGATTTAGTAAACCACTAAATTCAACTTTTATTCCTGACTTACCACTTCTTACAGATAGTGATGGAAGCACAGTGACAGGTTCAACAAAAATACACTTTGGAATCAACTTTGATAGTTCACTTGATTGGAAACATTATATGGCTCCACTCAATGATTCAATATTAGCTTCACCTGTAACATCATCAAACTTCCAACTACCATCTACTTTGTTCGCAACATCAGCAACATCAGCAACCGATCAATCAAATCGTCGCTTTACTATTGGTTTCCAAGGTGGATTTGATGCAGGTGTTCCAAATATTGAGAAGAAAGTTGGAACTCAAGTCACTGATGCATCTAATGTTGGTGGAATCGACTTAACAAATTCAACATCAAGTGGTTCAGTTGCATTTATTAGAGCACTGAACGCTATTAGTAATCCACTTGAATATGATTACAATGTTCTTACCACACCAGGTGTATCACAAACATATGGTTCATCCGTAGTCAGTAGAGCAAGAGAAATCGTAGAAGATAGAAATGATGCATTTTATATCGCTGACTTAGGTCATATTACCGATAGTTTAGATACAAACTTAGAATACGCTTCACTATATGATTCTTCTTATATGGGTACGTACTACCCATGGGTACAGGTGATCGACTCCACAACAAACAAACCATTGTTTGTACCACCATCTGTTGTAATGAGTGGTGTGTACGCATTCAACGATAGTATCGCAGCTGAATGGTTTGCACCCGCAGGGTTGAATCGTGGTGGAATTACAGAAGCAATCAACTTGTATAAGAAACTAAAACGAGAAGATATGGATAGGCTTTACAATGGTAAAGTAAACCCAATTGTATCGTTTCCTGGTCAAGGTATTGTAGCATACGGACAGAAAACACTACAAACAAGAGCATCAGCACTTGATAGAATCAATGTTCGTCGTTTACTAATCGCATTGAAGAAGTTTATCAGTTCAACATCAAGATTCTTGGTATTCGAACAAAACACTTCTGTAACACGTAATAAGTTCTTATCACTTGTTGAACCATACTTAGATGATGTTCAACAACAACAAGGATTATTTGCTTACCGTGTTGTAGTGGATGAAACAGTAAACACACCAGAAGTCATTGATAGAAATCAGTTAGTTGGTAAGATATTCATTCAACCAGCAAGAGCAGCTGAATTTATTGTACTTGACTTCAATGTACTACCAACAGGAGCGGAGTTTCCAGCATAAAAAACTTGATGAACAAATATTTATTAAAAAAGAGGAATATCTAAATGGCAGTTTTTGAAAACTTATTCTACACTGATTACGAACCAAAACTACAAAATAGGTTCGTACTTGATATTGATGGTATTCCATCATATATTGTTAGAACTGCACAGAGACCAAATCTGACAAGTACTCGTAAAGAAATCGATTACGTCAATACTAAACGATATGTTGCTGGAAAGTACACATGGGAAACTATTGATGTTACATTCAATGACCCCATCGTACCATCAGGAGCACAAAAAGTATTGGAATGGTTTAGACAACATTATGAGTTTGCAAGTGGTGTAGCAGGTTTTGCAACAAATTACAAAAAAGATGTTACTCTTAACCTTTTAGGGCCAGATGGAACAAAAGTTGAAGAATGGAAACTAAAAGGTACATTTATTCAATCAACAAACTTTGGAGATTTAGATTACGCATCGGACGACTTAGTAAATATTACCGCTACTCTATCATACGATTACGCAATACTAAACTTCTAATAAATACGTTATATGCTTACTGAAATTGTTACACTACCATCCAAAGGACGTTTATATCCTATTGATTCACCATTATCAAAAGGTGAAGTTGAAATCAAATATATGACTACAAAAGAGGAAGATATCCTCACTACACAATCGTATATCGAAAAAGGGATTGTGTTAGACAAACTTCTTGAAAGTGTTATTGTAACCGAAGGAGTAAATGTTGATGATTTAACAATCGGTGATAAACAAGCGTTACTATTACAAACTCGTATATTAGGATATGGTAATGAATATCAAATTAAGTATGACGGTAAAACACATACAATTGATTTATCAACACTTGGTGAGATCGGAAAATCAGAATTCTTTAACAATTCACAACTTATAGATTACGAACTTCCCAAATCACAAAAGAAAGTTAAACTTAAAGTATTAACATCAGGTGAATCAAACAAAATAACACAAGAAATAGAATCTTATAAATCAAAGGGACTACAAATTGGTGAAGTCACTATTAGATTACCTTATATTATTCAAGAAATTGATGGTAATGATGATAAAGATTTTATTAGAAAGTATGTTCAAGAAGATTTACTTGCGATTGAATCACTTGGAATCAGAACATTTTTAGAAACTATCACACCTGATATCGATTTCACCACAGATATAAACGGTGAGGAGGTGGAGATCCCTATTGGGATTAACTTTTTTTACCCTTCCTTCAAATCATAGAATAGAAATTCGAAAACAATTCTTTTACTTTTTACAACAATCTAATGGTTATACTTACACTGATTTGTATAACTTAAGTTTGGGTGAAAGATTAATGTTATTCAGTGAATTTAATAAATTACAAAAAGAAAGAGAAAAAGCCCACAAGTAGTGGGTTTTTTAGTTTTTGGATATTTATAATAAAGTATTTTTATGGCTGATGAATCAAAACGAATGCGGGAATTTTTAGAAAACACTAAAAAAAGTGTTGATGCTACACAAAGCCTCGAAGATGCCATAAAAAGTGCGAACGAATCAGTTAAAGATTTCTATGAAATAGAATCGAAAAGAGCCGAAGCATCTAAAAAAGCAAACAAAGAAATTACGGAAGCGTATACAAAAGCAAAACAAAATGCTGATTTTATCACTAAACCGTTTGAAAAGTTTGCAGAACTAACTAAAAAGTTTCCATTAAATAAGTTTTTTGATAATGAAAAAATTGATGCCGCTGTAAGTAGTTTCAGAGGAAAATCACAAGAAATATTCAGAGAACAAAAACTTGGACAGAGAGGAACAATCAAAACTTATGGTGCACTTGGTAAAGCTGGCGTAAGAGCATTCACACAAATTGGGATAGCAGGATTAACAGCAACCACTATCGCAACTGCGGGTATAGGTGCATTAATTGCTGGAATTACTCTCGCTCTTAAAAAGATAGCTGATTTAGTTGTGGGTGTTGATAATGCATCAGCACAACTTATCAAAACCACAGGTGTATTAGATGCATCATTTTCAAATACATTATTACAAGCAACAGAAAATGCAGAACTTTTAGGTGGTAATGTTCAACGAGCAGGTGAATTTGCTGCATCACTTATTTCTAATTTAAGTCCAGCTATTTCATTAACAAGTGATTTAGTTGGTAATGTAGCTCAAGTGGGTGAGCGGTTTGGGCTAAGCACTGAAAACGCAGGAAAACTAACACAGATTGTTTCCGAGTTAACTAATACAACATTTGAAGAAGCATCAGGTCAAGTTGAAGGTATTGTTGATGGACTTGGAAGATTAGGGCCAGCAGTCGCAAGAAACTTAGCGGACTCATATGATAGTGTAGTAGATAGTTTTGGTATAGGACTAGATTCTTTGGTAGAACAAACAAGACAAGCTACACGACTTGGTATTGAATTATCAAAAGCGGGTGATGTATCAAGAAAATTACTCAACTTCCAATCATCAATTTCAGCGGAATTTAGAGCATCTGCTTTGATTGGACAACAAATCAATTTACAAAAAGCTCGTCAATTAGCATTTGAAGGTGATATTGTAGGAGCAACTAATGCAGTATTAGATCAAGTAGAACAGTTAGGTGGATTAGAACAACTCAACACATTTCAACGAGAAGCACTCGCGGAAGCCGCAGGATTAAGTGTATCTGAACTACAAAAAGAACTTAACTTAAGAAGACAAATAGGAACACAAGATCGAATAACACAAGCAACTCGTGATAGTGCGTTAGGACAAATAGAACAATTACAAAGAAGATTACAAGGTCAGTTATTTAAGATTCTCGCAAGTCCTGAAATACAAAAAGCATTTGATAATGTGTTGACGAAAATTAATGATTTTGTAAGTGATGGTGGTATTGATTTCTTAGCAAATAAACTTGGTGGCTTTGTTGATGGGCTTGGAAGAATTGCAAATACTCTTATAGAGTTAGTATCTGGTGAAAGAAGATTTACTCCACTTAAAGCACTTATTGGACAAGGCTTTACCGATGAAGTCGATGATGCTGTGATTACACC